GACGGAAATATTCTTTTAACTGATGCTGAAGCAGCGATGGCTGGTGTTCGTCCATATATTGGACAAAAAATTACGCCAAGCAAAGACTCCACAAAAGAGCCTAAATTCTCTGATGATGGTACAGGCACGTTAAGATATACAGCAAATCCACCAGAAGGAAAAAATATTGGTGATATAGTTTTTGAGGGTGTAGACATTACAGGATTTACTCAAAATGAATTGCAACTTGCTAATTCCCTGCGAGATGATCTTACAAAACAAATAGAACCTTTTAGAGATATAAAATCAGCGTTTTCTCAAATAGATGGGTTTTATGAAGAAGCTCAATCAGAAAATAGTCCAGTATCTGATTACTCACTTGCTGTTCAATATGCAAAAGTTATTGATCCCGGTACTGCCGCCAGAGAGGGCGAAGTTGCAGCGATTGCCACTGCTGGTGCTATGTCATCAGCATTTAAAGCTGCGTTGACTAACGCCCTTATGGGAACTGGTAAATTAAGCCCAAGAATGAGGGCATCTATTTATAACAACGCATTAAGAATTTATGGAACTAAATTACCGGGTGCTTTGGCAACTATTGAAAGATACAAAACACAATCAAATGCTCAAAAAGATGGTTTGTTTAATCTTGTTGGTTTGAACGTAGATGCAGAATCATACAAGCCAGTGGGAGAGGGAGGTTATCAACCTAAAGACATTGATAGCCTTGCGGAAACTCCTGAAGATAATTCAACATATAACTTCCCACCAGACTTTAATTTTAACTCTTTAGATAGAAATGCTCTTTTGGGCCTACTTAGACTTCCAGCGGGTTCATTAGATGATAGAACTTTAGAGAAAATAGATGAAGCGTTGAGTGATTGAGGGTAAAATAAATGGCTGATGAACAAACAAAATTAGATGAGCTGAGAGCAAAATATGATGTTAAAATGTCTACTGCACAAAGAGCTAGGCTTATCGGCCAAGGAGCTGCTCTAGGCTTTGGTGATGAAATTGAAGCTCTCGTTAGAGCAATGTCTCCAAATGTTACATATGCTGAAGCTATAGATGAAATTCGATCATCAATAAGCGAAGCAAAAGAGGCATTCCCATTACAGTCTGCTGGCTACGAAATTGCAGGAGCATTCATACCGGGTCTTGCTGCTGCGCCATTTACTGGTGGTGGAAGTCTTATTCCAACAATGGGCCGTGCTGCTGCTATTGGTGCTGCTGAAGGAGCCATTTACGGCATTGGAACTGGAACAGATGCAGAAAGCAGACTTACAGAAGGGGCTAAAGGAGCAGTTACAGGAGCAATTGTTAACCCTGCTGTTCAAAAAGGATTCCAAGTTGTAACAGGTGGCGCTAAAGGATTATCAACTTATTTAAGAAATAAGTTTGGGAACAAACTAGCAAAACCTGTTGAAGATGAAGTCATGCGTATAGTGGAGGCTTCTGGGCTTTCGGTGGATGAAATATTATCTCGAATTGCTGATGGTGAAATATTCCCAGATATGTCTGGAACTGTTTTATCTGAACTGCGTGGCTATGCAGCGCAAGGCGGCAAAGGCAGAACAGTTATTGAAAATACAGTAAGAGATCGCAGCGGAAAACTCAGAGATGAAGCGGTTTCAGAATTACAAGCAGGATTATCTCCGAATGTTCCTGTGGGTAACATTACAATGGCGTTCAACAATACCTTGGACAAATTAAAAAAACTTGAAAGCCAAGCATATAAAGATTTGTTTTCAGACTCAAAAAACAATCCCACAATTAGCCCAGATAATCTTCTAACTGGTCCAAATACAAGTCCATCTGTAATTGAAAAAGCTCAAGTCGCTCAACAGCTTTCTTCTGTATCTGAAGAATTGCTTCAAGATTTTCCATTCCTTCGCACAAAAGTTAACGCTATTTTTAAAGCAAAAAAAATGCCTTTGCCGTTTGAAATTAACGATGGCGTTTTGTCTTTAACAAGACCACTTGATTTGGAAACTGTTGAAGTTATGCGCCGTGCATTGGCCGAAAATGTAAGTAAAGGATTTAAAGGTGGTGACGCAACTTTAGCTGTTGCTAAAGATAGTCGTGAAAAAGAATTACGTTCTTTGCTTGATGCGTTTTCTGATCCTTTAAAACAAACAAGAGAAAATTGGTCACAAATAATGACAACCAAAGAGACTTTTGACCAAGGTAAAAAAGCTCTATCTATGAAGCCAGAAGAGCTTGAGGAAATGGTTGCTCAAATGGACCCCCAATACTTAGAAGCATTGAGAGCAGGGTTTGCAACTTCAATAAAATACAAGGCAGGCGCAGGGGCGCGACAAACTTTAATTGGCAAGCTGGCTGATCTTCGATCTAACGAAAGAATGGTATTAGAGGCTCTTTACCCAAATGAAGGTTTTGAACAAATTGCTGACAAAATACTAAAATCTCGTCAGGCATTTACTACAGAATCAGGGGCTATTTCTGGAAGTCAAACAGCATTTACACAGCAAGCTGTTAAGCGTCAGGGCGGTGCTGGTAACTTAGCAGATATGGCAGATATTGTTGGAAGCACAATGACAGGCAATGTGACAGCCGCCACTTTATCAGCAGGCAGAGTTATTAAAAGAAGTTTGGGAAAAGAGGCAGAAGCCTTAACTGAAGACCAAATAGAAAAAATAGCCAGTATTTTGGTAACGGAAGATCCATCTGTGTTTGAAGCAGCAATTAACAATGTTGAAGGGCGAGAAAAACTTATTGCTCGCATTTTAAAATTAACCAGAATGGTTGCAGGCGGCACAGGTAGTTTAGCAATTGTAGCAAGTGATGAAGCAGTTGGAGACACTGCCGCAAATCTTGTTCCTTCAGCAATGGCTGGAGAGGCTGGGGCGCTTCCTGATGTTAATCTTCCTAGTATGTATCCACAGCCAAATCCATTCGGATTAGATGCTCAAGGAAATTATGTAGGTTTTGATCAATCACCCGCACTGCAAAGTCTGATCGAAAACATGGACCCGAATGTATCAAAAAAAGTTCAAGGGGCAGCTCAATAGGCTACCACTCTTTGCGATCATCCTCTTCATCGTGGCCAGCGTAGTACGCCTCACGCTGCTCTTTGGTGAGATCGGTGACCACTTGCCTACCCATTCCATCAAGCCACAGGTGAGGGTTTAACTGCCTGCCGTAGTAGGCGTCTGCCCTCCCTCTGTCATAGGGAGAGCCGTGTGATGTATCATATTTGGGCATTAGTAATCCTCCCCATTTACTTTTACTTTTGTGGGGCGCTGGATGATGGTTTGCTTTACGCCATCACGGACGCCATGCTCTTTGACTTTGGCCATGAAAGTCACTTGAGCGCCTTTGCCCCAGTATTGTGTGCCTTTGTAGATGATGACGTTGTCATCAGCGTCACGGCAGATGTGAAGGTGTGATGTGCCATAGATGCCTTCCAGATCCACGATATGCTTCACTGTGACTGCGAAAGCCTGACGATTGCCCACTGTGCCAACAAACTCACACTTGCCATCTCTGGTGGCCCACTCAGCAGCTTGTGCGGCACGTTTGTCCAGCACCTTAACCATAGCGTTACGCATGTTTTTAGTGGGTCTTCCGTACTTTTCAATTCCGCCTTTAACGGCTGGGAAGAAACCTTCGTCTTTTGAGCTGTAGCTAACCAAGAAATCGATGATCTCTTGAGCGCGGTCATCTGATTCGATCCACAAGGTGCGTTGAGAATGAGCGTGGTTTGCCAGCTTGCGAGCTTCGATTGAAGGGTAGTAGTTGTGTTCATGTTCGTGTGTTGGGTCATAAGCCATTTCAAGTTCCTCTCTCTCTATACATTATAGATAGTGACAGTTGTCACAGATTACAAGGGGCAAGATAAAAAAAGTTAAAGATCCTTTAAAATGGAGGTTCTTCATCAGGGGTGGAAGGGAGCCACACGATGTCCACATCGTGCAGCGCCAAGATAAATTCGCGGAGGCTGTTTCCGTACAATTACGCCTCCTCTTTCTCTCTCGCCAATTTGTCGGCTGCTGCCATGATGACTGACAGGGGTGTGAATTTGCCAGCGAGGTAATAGAAGCAGCGTGTGAATGTGGTGTTGTACTCATTGGTCACTTGGTGCGGCGTGACGCTTACAGGCAAGCCACCAAACAAACGGCCAAGCTCAACAGCTTCATGGTACTGAGCCATGCGGCGCTCAATCAGATCAACCACAGTTTCTGTCACTTCAGCTTGCTTGGCTGTGATGCGGTCAGACTTTGGAGCTGGCTTTACAACTTCAAGCTCTTTGAGCAAAACGCGAAATGTAATCAGATCTGTCAAGTCAGCATGGTGCGCCTCATCGAACAGGCGGAAATGCTTTTCGCGGATCTGGTGAAGATCGAATGGGATTGCAAAGTAATCTTCGCGTGACAAGCTATCGATTGAAAATTGAAAATTGTTTTCACGAAGCATTTGGTATCCGCTGTTCAATTCACCAAGGGCTTCTTTCTGATGGGACTTAGCAGCAAAGGTTTGATCCTCTTGAGTCATGTTGATTGCGGATGAAACGTAATCCTGAACGGTTGTGAATTTTGTGTTGTACATGGTCTTTCCTCTCTCTCTATACATTATAGATAGTGACACTTGTCACAGATTACAATAGGGGTAAGCAAAAAAAAGGGGCCGAAGCCCCAATTTATTTATGCTGCTTTTTTTCGTTGGTGCTGCTCGATTTCTTCGAGCTTGCCAAGAACCTCCCACCAAGCATATGAGCCGTGGCCTTCAATTACGCCAAGATCGACATAGTCATCTTCACCTTCGTAATCGATCCAGTACGAATTATCTCCATAGCCAGTGCGCTCAATGCTGATCTCCATGCCCAGCTTCTTGGCTAGGCGTTGGGCTTTGCCACGATCACTGTCTGCACCACACGCCACACGCTTTGGCTTTATAGCCTCGCTGGGTGTAGTGATTGCGCCCATTGATGTCAGCTCATAGACTTCAGACACCCGCGCACGGCGCTTGATGCGTTTGTCTTTTATCGATGCGGGTGACCCCAAGATGCCACAAACATAACGGCGTCCTTGAACTAACTGCCAGTGCCAGCCAGCAACGATCAAGAAAACACGATTGGCTGTGCGCTCTTTCACTGTGGCCTTGAGCCAGCCAGCCAGTGTCACGCCACTGCTACGATTAAGAGTCAGGCCAAAAGTCTGCCGTTTGCTCTCAATCCCACAAAGCTCAAGTGATCTCTTCACCTCCCATGAAGTGGAGCCTTTGATAGATTTACGTCCACCAACGTGGCGGATCAATCGTGCCGCTTCGCCTGTGGTCATGCCAGTGACAGCACTGATGACTGCTGGGCCACAATAGCGGTTGCGATCTGCTGCTGTATTGCCGTGATTGACTGATTTGATGTTTACGTTTTTCATATTACCCTACCTCCTCAAGCCATTCGATGCAGCGATCCCATTGCTGCCAATTGTCAGTCAAGCTGATCTCGAACCCGCCATCATCAATCACACCTTCCAGATAGATGACTTTGTCTGCTTCAAGAGCGTATTGATCTTTGACCGACTGTGTTGCCAGTGCTTGGATTGCTTTTTTAGTAATTTTCATTTTGGTTTCCTCTCTCTCTACATAACTAATATATGACATCTGTCACAGATTACAAGAGGGGTGGGGAAAATAATTTCCCCTTTAGATCAAATATTTTTGCCTGCCTTCCGTAAATTGCTGGTAAATGCCCTCAATTCTTCACGCGCATAAAACAATTTCTGCTGCGCATTATTCGGCGCATCCTTGCGCAAGCTATCTTCCTGCGCCCGGTCAACCTGAGATCGCAGCCACTGAAGCTGTGACGCCTGAAATGCGGTTAGATCATTGTCGCTCATATCGCAAACCTCTCCAGAACTAAGGCTACTACAAATGACGCCACAAGCGCCCCCCAGAACGTCAGAAACTTGATATGCTTACGCTCCAAAAACAATGGCTCCATGCCTTCTTCATTTTCCATTTTTAAACTCCAGTATTTTCTTGGACGCATCCGCTGCGCCCTTCCCAACGATCACGCAGTGACCGATTCTTTCAAGGTAGGCGATCATCTCCTTTTGATCGGGTGAAAGCCGCCCACCACTTGCCCTCTTCATCTCAACCCACAAATTCCACTCAGGAATAAACAGATCTGGAACCCCAGCCACAACGCCTTCCGCCTTGAACTTTTTGCCAGCAGAGATCGATCTCTTACCCCCATTGGGAACGGCAAAAATCAAAACCCCTGCGAACTTAGCTCGAAACCAATTAACAAAACCCACTTGTTCATCATGCTCAGAAGGGTATGTCTTCGAGGTCGCTGAGATCAGCGTAACCGCCCTGCGTCTTCGCCTCATGTTTTTTCTCCACTTGAGTATAATCAAATTGCACAATCTCTTTGTACTTCGGATTGTGGCTGGATGGCTTCACCTTAACCCGGCTGGGTTTCTTCCAAAACCTAACCTCATCCAAGGCATCACCAGTTGTGTTGGCAGTAGCTCCAAGCAACGCCTTTCGAGCCTGATACCGTCCCGCTGCATAGCCCCCGTGATCTGGGCATAGCCACTCCGACACCTCTTCAAAGAAGCCATAGCTGTACGTCACTCGAATGCTGTCTGGCTTGCCTTCTTTCCTGTGACGCCGATAGCTCACGCTATCAACATCAACCCACTCAGACTGCACCTGTGACGATAGCATGGCCCCACGATAGCTGCTTGAGCTGTGGTTGAGTGTCGGGGCAGGAAACTCAAACCCGCACTCAGGGCAGATCTGACAGGCCGCATGAACCATTGTCTGGCACTTCCCACACTGCTTGGCAGGAGCTTCACCATCACCACCCGACATTTTATCCTTGGGCTTCACCTGATCGATGAACCCGTGACGCTCGACATTCTGTCCATAATCCAAGATCAGGCAATCTTCCTTGCCATCAGCGATCCGCGTCCCGCGCCCCACCATCTGGACGTACAGGCCAGTCGAAGCTGTAGCTCGAACAAGCGCAACCAGATCCACCTCTGGATGATCGAAACCTGTGGTCAGCACGTTCACATTAATCAGGCAGCGCAGTTTCCCACTCTTAAAGTCGGCAATGGTCTTCTCGCGCACAGCTCCACTGTCTGAACCTGTGACAACACCCACATCGATGCCATGATCCTCGAACTCATCTGCCAGCATATTCGCATGGTTGACCCCGCTGCTGAACACCAGCCAGCTCTTTCGGTCTGCCCCAAGATCAATGATCTCCTTAACAGTGGCAGCAACCAGCTCTGGATCAGACGCAGCAGTCGCAAGCTGGCTTTCGATAAACTCACCGCCACGCTTGCCAACACCTGTCAAATCAATCTGCTTTACGCCACCTTTCGAGATGACCGGGGACAGGTAACCCTGCTCCATCAACATGGCTACAGGTATGTCATGGGCGATCCCGTCAAAGATCGCGCCCTTGCCCTTATGCAAGTATCCCGTGTCCAATCGGTATGGCGTGGCTGTCAGTCCAACCACCTTCACCAATGGGTTGCACACCTTCAGATCAGTGATGAACCTGTTGTATCGTGTCTCGCTGTTCTTGGGCAGCAAGTGCGCCTCATCGATCAGAACCAAGTCAGGTGCAGGCACAATGTCATACGCCCTCTCCCAGACGCTCTGGATGCCTGCAAACGTGATCGGGCGGTCCAAAACCTTTTGCTTCAAACCCGCGCTGTACATGCCAAAATCAGCCTCTGGGTACAGCTTCAGTAGTCCATTTGCCCCTTGCTCCAGCAGCTCCTTTACATGCGTCACCACCAAGACCCGTGTGCCGGGGAAGCTCATGGCATCCATAATGATCTGCGCGATGATCGCCGTCTTGCCAGAACCAGTCGGCGCAACAATCAGTGGGTTTTCACCAGCCTTACCAGCCCAGTAATTGTACAGGCCATCGACAGCTTCTTTCTGATAATCTCGAAGTTCAAACGTCATGATTCACCTACAGTATTAAATTCAGAAATTGGTATGTGGACTACAGGCTCTATGTCCTGCCAATCACCCCTGTCTTTTCTGCCGCCAATTTTTGCTTCCCATTCTTTACTGGATAAATCTACCCAGCCCATCTGATCAGTCCATTGAACTAAAAGAATGCAGTTAACTCCAAAATCACTATATGATCTTGCGACAACAACTTTAGACATTGAAATAATGTATGTGGAAAATGCAATTTTTTCATTTGTTCTGCATTTTACTTCAACAAAAGTTTTGATTGTTTTATTGTCGATTAAACAAAAATCCATTTTGTATTGTATAGGCAATTTTGCAAAATCTACAGGTTCACCAAAACTTGAAATAAATTTCTTTATTGCAATTGTTTCTTTGCTTAAATCTCCAGAGGTTTCGTATTTTGGTCTAAACGTCATTGACAATCCTCCCCAGAAAATCATCCGCGTCCTGAACAGCTTTACTTATGCCATGCTTGGTGATTTCACCTTCAACTTGCGAAATTAGATACTCAACCAGACCAGCTTCGATCTCAGCATTAATGATCGGCCAGTGATTGGCCCGTTTTCTTTGAATGATGAAGTTGATCATAATGATGGCAATTTCTTTGTCGGTGATGTTACCCGGCATAACATCCAACATGATCGCAACCACTTCGCCTAATTCCTCGCGGTTCATGTCTGCATCCTCCCAGCAAATATCTCACGGCTGTTACCCTTATTGCGGATAATCTCACCCGTATCTTGATCCTCATATTCGACAAAATCATCCCCGGCGTCCACCACCTCGAAATCCTTCGGCATGATCTGAGGGATGTACAAATGCTCATCACAGGTCACAACAGGCTTGCCCTTCGCGCAGCTCCAAGTGCCATCCTTCTCAGGCGTCACATGGCTGCACGTCCGACAGCTCACCTCTGGGATCTTGCACCCGTGGCACACAGCCCAGTAAGGGCAGAACTTGCACTGCCAGTTGCTAGGATCTTCATGCAGCTTCGCCGGGGGCAATGCCGAATACACAATATCCTCTGCTTTTTTTACCAGCATCTTGGCCTCTGCCTTGTCCAGCTTGATCCGCTCGCCGTAAATCTCATCTGTGTTTTTGTTCACAGCAAGAAAGTAGCAGCGTTCCATGCCAGCCAAGTGCATACCAATCTGGCACTGCGCCCAATAGATCGGCTTGGACTTCTGAACACCCATGTTCTTTGTGGTCTTGAAATTCTTGTCATTCATCGTCTTGAACTCAAGAGTGTGTGGCTTGCTGCTTTCCGCAAACCCCTCGCCAACGCCGTCCAAGCTCAGTGCAAAGTGACCACCACAAGCCTCGAACCTAACCTGCTTGCCAGTCTCTGGATCTCGCTCCCAGACCGTCACGCCAACCGCTCGAAGGTTCGCAACAACGCGATCCTCTTCCCGGTCACCAGTCTCGAACAAACGCAAAAGACGCCCGTCAAAGTTGGGCGTCCAAGCGTGTCTGAATTGATACCACAAAGCACGGCTACACGGGTTGCCAATCTGACTGCCCCCAAGATGAGGTCGATGCTCATTCTTCCGCTTGTCTTTGTAGTGCTGATAAATCGCCTCAACAGTTTGAGGTGTGGCATATGGTTCAAGGTTCACTGGAATACCCCTCATCAAAAAAAATAAAATCAGCGATTGGAATAAGACCAATTGCCTCTACATCAGAAGGATCGTTTCTGCGTGACCAGCCCTCTTGACTGTATTCTATTTTATATTTTTTACTTAAATCTGCGTACCCAACTCTATCAGACCAGCTAACAACAAATAGACATGGCACATCACAAACGTCTATCAAAGCTCTTGCGGCAATCAATTTGCTCGCAGATATAAAGCAATTAGGATATTGATTGTGCTTTATATTTCTATTTCTCATCTCAATGAATGCCTTTATTTCTCGCCCATCCAAGGCGACGAAATCAAATTGTGCAAACTTTCTCTGTCTTTGCATTTTGCATTTCCATTGATTTTCTAAAAACTGAGCCATTTTTTCTTCGTTTGAAAAATCCATTTCATTTTCAAACATTGGCAAACCCGTATCGGGATTGATTTCACCACTACCGCCACGTCTTTTTAATAACTCTGCTTCTTTAGGATTAATGTGAGCAAGAATAGTATCTTTCCCTTTCCCTTTAGAACGCAAAAGTTCTGCTAAGGCGGGTAAGTCGGCTTTTAGTGCTTTGGTAACTTTGCTCATTTTATAGTCCTAACGCAGTTCTTAAGGATTCGGTATTCCACACGTTTCGTACATTTCCACCATCTCCATCTAAAATGGGACTCCCAGTTGTGGATGGATCGGGACTACTCGATTGTAATGCTTGTCCAAGAATAGTGGAAGATGGAGCACCTAAAACACTTGACAAAACTTGAGGAGAACCCGCGCTTGGCACAATAGTTGGTGAAATTAATTGTGGTTTATTTTGTTTTGTTGTACTTTTATTTGTTGGCTCAGTAGTGTCTTTGCTTGTTGTGGTTGTATCAGGCAACACTAAATCTGGACTACCCGACACGGTTAATTCACCTAAATCTCCCGCATAACTTGGTTGTTGTTCTTGTATATCTGGTTGTGGTGGAGTGGTTGGAGTGGGTTGCGTAGCCGTGTCTTGTACTGTTTCCATTTGTCCTGTGGCGGGATTAAACTCTTGTCTTAACGCACCACCCGCAGCACTTGCCGCACCTAATAAACCACCTCTGATTGCGGATTGATCAACATTGCC